AAAAACCGTCAGCAAAATATTTAATAAAACTATTAGAATTAAAAAGCAAGGACTAATAATCCTTGCTTTTTTAATGCAAATAAAAAAACTACTAGCATTAGCTAGTAGCGTGTTTTGTGTTATATTTTTAGGCTCACATCGGTCATACGATAAACCCCGTTGATGTTTTTTAACAACGGTTTTTCTTGTTCTAGTTCTGTCAAAGATTCTTTTACAGCAATTGGATCTGCTTTCATGTTGGCCATAATATATTTATCTTTGATGTTATCAAACTCTATTAAATAATCGGCTTTGCCGATATATCTGTTTTTTAGTTTTGTTTCTACATAGTCAGTGGCAGTCATAACTGCCGATACCCAGGACATGAAAATCATCAAAGAATAGACCAATCCTACGGTCCAATTTTCTATTACTAAACCGAAGGCAAAAGTTAAACCTCCCACAGCTGAGTTTAGTACTGATTTAAAAAACTTCGATGTCAAAAACTTAGTTTGAAACTTAGACTGTGAAACAGTAAGCATTTGGACTTTTGTTGCAGATTGCACTTTTTCCTGAAGTAAATCGTTTGAATGAAGTTTCTCGATTTTAATTTTTCGGATTTTATTTAACTTTCTCTTTTGCCATCGCATTAAGTTTTTATAGTCAAAATTATTGCTTATGTAATCTTCATATCTAATTCCAGCATCTTCGATTATATTCCTTTTAGCTATGTCATATGCTTCTTTGTTTTTCTCGATGCAAAACAAAGATAAGTATTGCGTATAAGGCTTTGCTTTATCTTTTTGTTGCTGATAGTATATCAGTGTTTTTGCAAATTCGTTGGTTTTAGTCAGCGATCTAATTGTGGAAGTAAAGTTTACGGATGCAACAAACATCGATAGGACAAGCGAAATAAAGGTCATAACGTAAAACTTATAATCTTTGAAGACATAGCCAATGCCGCCATCAAAAGCCCAATGCCATTTTGTTATTTCCTTTGTTTCTTCATCGCGTTCATCAATAACAAAGTAATATTCCTTTCCATCGTAATTCATAATATCAACTTTTTCTTCTGGGAAGCCTGTTTCAATTCCTTTTTCCAACCTCCATTCAGACAATATTTTGCCTGAAACAGAACTTGAAGCTTTCACTTCTTTTGTTCCCTCAATGGATGATATGATAAACATTGCTACAGCACATAGAATTGCAATAATTATTCCAATAGATGCTGTAATCCAAGATCGAGTTTTGTTATAAACATCTGCAATATTTATATTCTTCTTGATGCTTTCATCGATATTTTTATACGCTTCCATCTAAACCATCCTTGTTACTCATTTGTATTGCTATTGCTTTTGCCATTGATTTAGCATTGATATCTGCTGTTTCGGTCTTGTCTTTGATGCGTTCCCACTTCTTGATTTTTGGATTTATCCATATGTCATGCAAAAATAGCCCTATTGCAGCAACTAAACTAATAAACGTTAGTTGATATAAAATCTCTCTCAAAAAGTAAAATAATAAGCAAAGTGCAAACATCCCAACGGATAAATACTTGCTTCTTCTACCTTCGGCTTTGTTTTGGTTATTTAATTTTAACAAAATAATAAATATAAAAATAATGATTCCAGCAAAACCAACAATATTATCAAAAGCGTTCTTGGCTTTAGTGCCAAAATAAACATCCCATTGGATGATTCCTAAAATAATTATCGGAATAAATGGAACAATTAAATCTAAAATCTTCCATAGCAGCAACCTTTTTTCAGGTATAATGTCTTTATTTATCTTTTTAGGCATTTGTTTATACCTCTTTTTTGATTATTTTATTTGTAAGTTCGTCGGTTAATTTGATTGCTTTTTCTAATCTTTGTGCTTCTTTTTCTTTTAATTCATTATATTTTGATTCCAAAATATCTAATTTTTCGTTTTGCAAAGCGTTTTGTTTAATTATTTGATTGTTGACATCTAATTGCTCTTTAAGGCTTGTTTTAAGCACCAGGACTGCGTTTGTGAGTTCTTGCACCCCGTTGCTTGCAATCTCGTTAAACGTCGATGTCTCCTGTATTTTAAGTTTTAAGCCGCCGTTTACGCTTTTAACTAATTTTATAAAATATAAAGCAATAAGAGCAACTATTGATAATGCCGATAATACTGTGATAATTACTTCAATAACATTTTCATCCACATATTGCGATAGATATTGCTTTACCCACGCAATTTGCTCATCAGTTAGTGGGCTGTTGTCATTGATGATGTCTTCTATTTCGCTTGTCCCTGGATCTTCTTCAATTGGTTCTTCAGCATTCACACTCAGCCTTGACGCACTGATTATAATTGCTAAAATTAGCAGAAACGTTACAAAGTATTTAATTATTTTCTTCATGATCCACCTCAAAAACCACTTCAATTATTTTTTTTAATAGGGTTTGAATCTCTTTTATTTCTTCCTTAACTTCTTCTTTGAACTTGGTATTCTCTATTTTACTTTTCGCTAACTCAACGCTTATTTCTTTCAAATATTCATTTTTAGAAATTGGTACTAGTTGGTTGCCCTTTTTAATAAAAATGTCCCCCTCGCTCATGTTTGCCAAGTTTGGTGTTTTTAATTCCACTTGCACACTCATTAATGCTCCTCCTTATCTTTGTTTAGATTTTTAATAAACTCATCTTTAATAAACTTAATATTCGGTGCCTTCTTATCAAAAAGCACATATCGTTGTATCACTAATGCTAATGCGATAATCAACGCCCACATTGGGGCAGGTGTTGCCCAAAACGCTGTTACTGCTGAGCCAACACCTACCAACCACCAATTATTTGTAAACGTGCCAATGCCTATAAAAACTAATGCCCATCCTTCGAAGATTGTAAAAGATATTACTAGTGCAATAATACCTTTTGCTGAAGTGAAAAACCTTTTAATCAGCGACCATATCGTTTTTAAACCTGCAATAAAATAATTAATAAGTTTCATTACTTGTTTTCTTCTTGTAGGTCAAGGCTAAGCCTCAACCCAATAAACATTTGATTGTGTTTTACACAAAGCAGCATAACTTCTATACGCTTTGTATTCGACATCTTCCGAATTCTGAATGCCTTTGTTGATTAGAGCAAATTCATCGTCTTGTGTGTATCTCAATCGAATAAGCGCGGAAATCATCTCGTCGCGTCTTGTGATTGACGTTGTGATATGTGTCAATTCTGATTCATACACTGTTACTTCTTCGCCGTCTAATACTTTTTGTTTTGGCGTGACGTTCTCATTCCCGATGAGTTCATAAATTGTACCACTTAGGTGTCTGATTGCTATATCATCTGGTACTTGCGTTGATTCCTGCTTAATTTTTCTAATTTCCATGTCTGATAAACTCCTTCATAAGTTTTATATTTTTAAAGTATTTCTTATACAAAATGTAAGAATCTGAATGCATGAGCCAACCGAGATAACTCATCATACTACATGCTAAATGTTTGGTAGGCTGCTTTTCAAACCTCAAATATCGTTTACGCATCCTTGCCGTAATCCTTTTACGGACATACGTCTTATCTCGTTTGAATACATATCCAACGAAATCTAACGGACGTTTGTCTATATTGAACACCTGCCAATTTTCTTTGATTGTTAAACTTTCGTTTTCTAAGAATTTCTCGATGAGTATTTTATCTTTGCGTAGCTTCTTTTTGTTGCTTCCGAAAACGACCATGTCATCCATATATCTTACGTAATAGGTTGCTCCTAAAGTTTGTTTAATGTAATGATCTAAATCCTGTAAATAGAAATTTGCAAACCATTGTGATGTGTAGTTGCCAATAGGTATTCCCAGATGATGACTATCAATGATGATATCTAACAACCACAATACATCTGGGTCTTTAATAACCCGTCTAAATTTAATTTTTAACGTTTCTTTGTTGATGTTTGGATAATACTTCTTAATATCTATTTTAAGGGCGTACCGAGTATTTGTATGGTCTGTGCGTATCCATTTTTCTGTGGCCTTCTTTGCGTATAGCGTGCCACGACTTGGAATCGAAGCACAATTCCATTTGTACATGCCGCGTACAACTTGCGGCTTGATGATGTTCATTAAACACCAATGAATCACTTGATCAGGAAAGAACTTTGGTTTATAAATAATTCGCTCTTTCTTACTCGCTCCGTCTATTAGGACTGATTCCCAATATGGATTAGGGATATACGTTTTATTTTTAAGGATATCATGGACTAAATCAATTGCTTTGTCTATGTTTTCAAAAACTTTCATGACGCCACGTTTGTGTCTTTTTCCTTGACTCGCTGATAGTATCGCTTGACGGATATTATCTTTTTCGTATATTTTATGATAGATGTTTCCTACTCTTTTCATAAGTAACCTTTCTGTGGCAATAATAGTGTTTCGAGTACCCTACTAAACTATTCCCTTAATAGCCATTTTTTACCAAGTGGTAAGGATTGTGCAGTGCTTAACCATAGAAAGCCGAGCACCAATATTGAAGTTCGTATTACCGAGATCGTTGTTCAGATTCCAATAGAACATACCAGCATTAGAACTGTTATTCCAATTACCGCCGACGAACTCAAACGAACACACGAAAACTGCACCGCACAACCCTTTAAAACCTTATATTCTCATTGGGGGAAGACCCCCATTGAAACCCCCTTAAGGGCGATACGAAAGCCGAGCACCAATATAGAAGTTCGTATGACCGAGAGCGCTGTCCAGACTCCAAGAGAACACACCAGCACCAGAACTGCCAAGCCAAGCCCCGCCGACGAATACCGTTCTATCGCCTGTGCCTTGATAGTAATAATCTCTAAAATACAAACCACCGCTCGCTTGAACACTGATTGGGAACTTCGCATATGGATAATTTGCGTCATAACCTAATTCTTGTGCATAGTTGTTTGCGTCCGCATTAAGATATCCGAGTGGTAAGTAAGGTTCTGCGTATACACCAGCATCGGACGCTGTGTCGTTGTAGTCTTTTGGTTTTTCTGCAACGTATGCACACCAATTCGAAATCTTAACCCCGTCTACGTTCTTCCAGATGTTGCCAAATGGATTTTCTAATCCACGCCATACAATCGAGTGTTTCCCGTCGTTTAATGCGTATGAACCACTTACTTTAACGTTGTCGGTCATACCTGTTTTCCACGCTCTGGAAGCAATAACGTTGCCAATTGCTATATTTACAGCTGCACCGTCAAACGTGATTGTTGTTTCTCCTGCGTTAGGTGTGTCAACATCTATTTGAGTGACAATTCTATCTTTTGCAA